TCGACGATCTTTGGGGTAATACGTGATTTTCGTCGACAGTTCGGCGCTGGTCGCGATGCTGACCGCCGAGACCGATGCTGTAACTCTCGGCAAAAAGCTTGAAGCGGACCGCGAGCGGATTTGCGCGGGCCATGTCATTCTGGAATCGTCGATGCGGCTGGCAACGCTGCTCAGCCTGACGCCAACCGCTGCCGAAGAGCTGGTGACCCGCCTTCTGCGCGAAGCCGAAGTCGACATTGTTCCCATTACCGAGGAGATTGCGCACGCTTCGGTCGTAGCGTTCGAGCACTATGGCAAAGGGCGGAAAAGCAAGGCCGGCTTAAACTTCGGGGATTGTCTGTCTTACGCCTGCGCAAAAACTCACAATGCACGGCTTCTGTTCAAGGGCAGCGATTTCACGCATACCGACATAGCCAGGGCCTAGAAGCACCTTCGACGGACTAGGGCACCAAAATCTGGAACGGGATCGCGGCAACGGCCTTGCCGTCGACATCGCCAGTGTCGATAAAGACCGGTCCGAACGGATAACAATGCGCAACCAAGCCGCCGAGCGTCTGCCTGTTGCCGTTGAGGGCGTCGCTGCCTGACGACACCACGGCCGCATCGATGGCGTCGAGCACGCTGTTCATCGCCGTATCCGGCACATCTTCCGGATCCATGCCGGCGGAGAGATAGACGAACACATGGGCATTGATGGTCAGGCTCGGCAACCCTTCGGCCTGCCGCGCCCGCTGTTCGCCGGTCTTGACCATGGTCAGAAACGGCATCTGCGTTTCATTGACCTGGTCCCAATGCACGAAGCGCCGGCTCGTCGCCGTGAAATTTGCCGCGCCTTTGATGAGATTGAAGAAGGCAACCGAAATCTGTTCTCGCGTCACGGCGGTCACGTCAGAGCCTCCAGCAGAACTTCTTGAAGCCCATCTTGAATCTCCTGCGCCATTTCGGTCAGCGACGAACGCATATAGGATCGCTCCGGCAGCGTGACCGCCGGAAGGTTCACCCGCGCGGCGAACACAGGCTTGCCGCCGATGGCGAAGGCCAGCGCCTTCGCCTTGTCCGGCAGGATTTCGTGAGGCGGGATGGTGCCGCCGAATTCCTGGATCGCTGCGTACTTGACGTCGGTGCTCGCGATGCTGACCGATACACCCGCCGACGCCGCGTCAATGGTCGCGGCGATCGAGCGCGCCAGCGCGCCGCTTTTCTGATTGAGCACCGATCCCGACAGCTTTTGCTGGATCTTCGCCTGCAGCGCGGCAGCGAGCAGGTTTGCTCTTGCTGTCAGCGCCTCGCGCAGGCGGTCGGGCATCGCCGCCAGCGCGTCGCTGAAATCGTCGGCGAAAGACACTTCCAGCATGGCGTTGCCTCAGGCCGCGACCACGCTGCGATAAGGATCGAGCGACGCGCGGATGAAATCCGGAATGTCCTTGAGGGCATAGGCCGCCGTCATCTGCCCGGCCACGGTCTGCGCGCTCTGGCCGACGCGGGTGCGGTAGCGGTAGCGCTCGGCAACCCATTCGATGCAGGCATTGTTCAAAGCGGCCGGAATAAAGCCGTACGAAATCAAGATGTTGGATGCAGCGTCCGCGGCCGCGAAGGTATAGATGCCAGCCGATACATTATATTGTGTCGCGACGGGGCTGCCCGCGACCGCCGTCAGTGCCGTGCCGTTGCCATAAGTGACGCCAAAATCGCACGCCCAGGGGCCGAATGGCGCGGCCGTGACATTATTATAGGGGCCCGGCGCAGCGGGCACGGTGGCGCCCTCGCCGGTCACCGCATAACCGGCAGTGTAACTGACGACGACGTTCTGCCGGCCTTTGCGGAACGCCGCGCCGAACAGATCGAGCGCCTGCGGGCGCCCGGGCGGCAGGCCATCCCAGGTTTCGAGCAGAAAGCCGTTGGCGCAATGCGCGCCTGCGGCCGGCGGCGCCGACGCGGCCACCGGATGATTGTCGATGATGAGCGAGGTCACCTGCAGCACCGGATAGCGGCGCAGGAACAGGCGCGCCTTGCCGTCGCCGTCGAGATGGTCGGCATAGGGGCGCGGAGTGACCGACGGCCGGCCGAGATAGGCTGCGATCGCACCGCTGACATCGGTGATCAGCCGCGCCAACAGCGCGTCGTCGGACGTGCCGATGCCGCTCGAACCAGACAGCCAGGTTTTAACGTCGGCGAGCGACGCGAGATCGGAGGCGGCCATTGCGAATTCCCGTTCAGGCTTTTTTAGCTGGCGCGCGACGCCGCGGCGGGGCGGCAGCTGCAACGGCTGCGGATGACTCCACGGCCGCCGGTTGTTGGGTAACGCCGGCCTCGATGAAGCCGAAGCACTCGATCAACAGCGCGCCGATCGCCGCCTCAACGTCATAGAGCCCGTTGCGCGCAGCAATCGGCGCGCCGGCGACGCATGGATCGCCGACGCCTTCCGGCGCTTTCAGTTTCATGGAGATCCCGTGAGTTTGAGTTAAGAAAGTGAACGTCTGCGGACGGCGAGGTTGGTTATCGCAGCAAGAAGCCCGCCAAGAGTGGCGCTGGCCACTTCGCCGGCATGGATGGCGGTTCGTAGCGGCGTGCCGTCGCCCTAACTTCGTACCAACGGCATTCCATCAAGGCGCCAAATAGCTGCAAGCGCGTCTGCGGCCTGAGGGTAACGACCCGAATTGGCAATTTTCTGAAACACCCCTTGGCGAAAGGCCGTCGAACTTAGCAGCTACCTGTATTGCCCATGCTGCGCGATGCTTGCTTCCACCTCGGGGGTCAGCTCCGGATGCGCCGCCAATGCTTTGTTGATCAGCGCAACGCCAATCGCATCAATCGCCGCGGCTACCCCGTGTGAATAATCCTTGTATTGTTCAGGACTGCATCGCTGCTTCAGAACCCCCAAAAAAATCTGCAACTCGGAACTGCTGCGAAACGCCGCTCGGATCATATCTCGCGCCAAATCGACATCCATGTACGACCTCGGCTGAGGGGTGCGTGCCAAGCACGCATTTCCAAACTTGTGGAAACGAATGCATTGTAACCACTGCTAGGCGGTACGTCTTGGCCGGATGTGACCCGCGCGATCCATGCAACGGCGCCGCAGCATGGATGCGCGGGTCAAGCCCGCGCATGACAGATCGGGGTAATGAGGGGCACCGCAGGCACTACCCCGCCGCGATATTCGAGATGACGGCGAGCGCCGGCGGGAAGTAGTGCTGCAGCACCTCGTCGGCATAGACGCCAGTCTCGTAGCGGCGCGCGCGCGGCGGCCACTCGATCTGATAGTAGTCCTGGCGGGTGCGGATCTGCATGACGTTGCCTACGTTCGAGAGCGGATAGGGCAACGTGCGCGACGTCATCAGCAAAGTGCCGGCCGGCATGTTGGGATGCACGCGGATGTCGATCGTCTTCGGGCCGGCCATGGAGAACTTGTTGAGGTAAGTGCGCACCATGACGCCGCCGCCGAGCGCGCCCTGATCGGCATCGAACACGAAGCGCTGCGCGGCGTTGGTGCCACCGGCGAGGATTTTTGCCGACATGTTGTTGGCGACCTGCGAGCCCACCCACATCGTGTCGGGCGACAGCCGGTAATTGTCCCAGCGGTTTTTCAGCGCCGCGTCGACCTCGACGATGCCGCCGGCGCCGTCACCGGTCAGCGTCGAGCCGGCGCCGGCAGTGCCGGTCGACAGATACTGCACATAGGCGTTGGAGCCGGACTTGAAGGCCTGGTAGAGCAGGCCGTCGAAGACCAGCGCGTTGGTCGAATTGTCGCTCGAGCCCAGCGAAGCGGCAGTCTGCGTGCCGGCCGCCGCGGCTGTGATCACCGCCGAGTTGATGGTGGTGATGGCGCCGAGCACTTCCGAGCCGGCCGCGCCCCAGAACCAGGCATAGCCGACCGCGCCGGTCACCGGCGCGACGGTGACGGCGATCGAGCCGCTGGTGCCGGAGGAGATCGAGGCCGTGGCGTTGGTTGATTTTCCCGCCGCGCCGCCGCCGAACGTGTCCGACGAGCCGTCGGCATTGCTGCGCGTGATCGCGCCCTGGATGCCGCCGCTGATGCTGCCGTTGACAACGGCATCGAGGCTGAGCGCGACGCAGATGACGCTGTACGGACTCGCCGCCGCGGTCAGCGCGCCGCCCGACGTCGACGGCGCCAGTGACGGGGTCGGCGTGGTGCCGAGCGCCACCGAGGTGTTGCCGCCGAGGATGAGCATCTCCTCGCCGAGCATGCACGCTTCGAGCCCGATCTTGGCGCCGATCGCCTTGACGTCGTCAAAGCCCATCCCGGCATATTGCGCTTCGAAGTCGACCGAGGTCTCGATGCCGATGCCCTTGTAGGCGGCGCTGTAATCCTGCGTCGTCACCGCCTGCACGCCGCCGCGATTGCCACCGGAGACGCCGATGCGCAAGCCCGTGGTATTGACGCCGGTCACCGCGCGCCAGTTGGCCTGAATGCCGCCCTTGCCGGACACGCGCGGAATCTCGTTGCGCAGCGGCGTGAGCAGCGGATAGAGGAATTTGGCGCCGAGCTCGAGGTCGTAGTAAGTCAGGCCCGACGTCGCCGAGCCCGATTCCGAAAACGTGCTCTTGGCAAGCGGATCGCCGGGCAGCGGATTGGCATGCGCCCGCTCGATCTCCTTGAGAAAGCTGCCGGCGCTGGTGAGCGCGGCGTCGTAATCCTGCACGGTGCGCGGCAGAGCCGACTTGGCAAGGACATGCTGCAAATTGGATTGAGACATCGTCGTTCCCGTCTGTTTGGTGGGGTGTGAAAATCTAGCGAACAGCGAATCGATTCCGCGCATTCGGGCGAAAGCGAAAGCGGAATCCAGCGGCAAGTTTGAAAGCTGGGTCCCCGCTTTTGCGGGGATGAGCGGCTCCGAGATTAGTCCGGCCGCATCCGGAAACCCGGTATCGCCCGCATCGGCCGCGCCTGGGCCTTGCGGATGGCGGCTTCGGCCAGCGCCTCGAGCGCGCCCGGCTGGTCGAGAAGATGGTCGGGCTTGGAAACGCTCGTGTCTTCGCTCTTTTCGACGACACGGACCGACGTGGCGCCAAGCGGCAGCGGTTGATCTTCGATCGTCTTCACCCGCGCAGCGACCTCATCGAGGCGCGCGGAGACGCCGCGCAGCGCCTTCGACAGCGTGCGCTCGACCGCGTCGGCAAAGGCCTTCGCCAGCTTTCCGGTGTTGTCCGTCGTCTCGATAGCGGCGGCCGGCGCCGCGCCCTCACCGGCTTGCGGCGAGAACTTTGGACTTGAATTGACGTTGGCCCCGAAGATTCCTTCGCTTGCCTCCCCGGCGTGCGCGGAAGCGTAAGGGTGCGGGCAGCAATCCGGATCGAGCGCGACCAAAAGATCGTGCGTCTGCTTGATACGGTCCTTGTCGGCCTTGGCATGACGCGCGCCGATCTTGGCAAGGGCCTGCGCTGCCGCGAGCGTATCCGCCGACGCCGCCGTCCTGAACTTGCGCAGCTCGGTCGAGCCGTCGGCTTTGACCACCGCGAACGTCGCTTCCGGCAGGCATGGGTGATCGACCAGCGAAACCTCCAAGGGCTCGGCGGTATAGCGCATCAGCGCCGGCGCATCGGGATCCTGCCAGCGCTTGAGATAGCGCCCGCCCTGGGAGAAGCCGGTGTATACCCCCTCCTCCACCTTTTGCCACTCGGCGTCGTCGACGACCTTGCCGCAAATCTCGATGCGCTTCGCTTCGTCGTTGAACGCGATCTCGACGAGCTTCCCCGCCGCGACATTGCCGTGCATGGCGCGCAGATTGCCAAAGCTCCTGCCCTCGGTGGCGCTGGCGAAATTCTGCGACCACTTCTGATAAAGCGGCTTGGTCGAGGCATAATCGCAAACCTCGCCGGAAACATCCGGCGCCTCGGCGGTGACCACGCCATACACCAGGCGCTGCGCCGCATCGATCTTGGTCATCGGAACGAAGATTTTCATGTCGTCCATTGCATCGTCCTTGTTGAGTGAATGCGGCCTGCGCGTACGAATGTCATGGGCCGCGGCCGCATTGGCAGCAGCAGCCGACGCGACGAAAGCAACGCAGCTCGGCGTCCGGTGTCCCAGTGATCCCGAATTGCTTGATTTGATCCGGCGTCAAACCCTGGATACGCCGATCAAAGCGTGCGGGATCGAGCCTTCGGTAAAATAATAGCGGTGCCAGAACTGGCGGCGCTTCGTCCTAGAGCCGAGCGGCTACCCTGGCGACGGCAGAGGATTTGACGCGTAATGCGAATCTATGAAAAGGAACGCTTTCTGTTCCGCCTCGCCAAAATTCTAATGTTTGCCATGTATTGAATACGGACTCAGAGTAAGAACCTTCTCATTGGGGGTTATTCTCAACACCTAATTTCTCCTCGCCGTCCCCCCGAGCCCCCTCGTAGTGGAAGTTCTGAAATTCCTTCGGAAAATATTGTCGCTGCAAGTCATCAATGATTTCGCCTGAGCGAACGAACAAGCCCATTTCCGGCCAATCCTTCAAATGATCCCACAACGCAACCCTCAACTCGATCTCCCACCCTGGAAATCGTTTGACAAGATCCTGAAGCGCAGACACCACCTCGGGCCGGAGCATTTTTAGGTTGCTAACAAATACTACCACCTGCGAAGGTTCGGCATAATCTCCATGGACCGAATAGTCGCCATATTGTTGTTCCGACAAGAAGTTGGGGCAGCGGAAACGCTCAAGCAGGTTGTCGACGCGACCGTAAAGACGGTCAAATGTCTCAGCCTGCTGGGCCTCGTCGCTCTCATAGCTGATGTGATTTGCCATTTCACTCCCCATCACCGCTCCATCGTCCAGGACCGTTGGTCCGAACTTCACTGCCGGCGTCCTAGTTCGGGGCACTCCGATCAGCGTGTCCGGGGGTTAACGGCACTTAATCCTAAAAGACGAGCGGCGGTATAGGGTTGGACGCGTAATGCGAACCAACAAAAATCAAGGCCTTTTTCTCGTCGACGGTCAATTTACGTTGCTCCGCACTAAGTTCCGATCTCGCTTTCTCATCTAAGTCACTAATTCCCTTGAACTTTTTATCCATATCCAGAAACACGTCGCGAATCTCCACCGGCAGAGGAGCGATCGAATTTATAACAGCAAGTGACCGTGCATTACTGTCCTTTTCCATGCCGGTTCGCCGGTCAAAATCCAGAATCTCTTGGGTCGTTATCCGTCTCGATTTAATCTCGGTATCGCATACTGAGAGAACCAAACAGACGCAGCTCGCGCCGTTGGGATATTCGGCATGAAAGATATCGCCTACAGCAAGATTACCTATGAGGGTCTCACGATTCACAATCATCTAGCTATTTCCCAATAGTGAATGGATTCAAAATACGAATCTTTTCCGCTGCGGGCTCATCCTGAAGGCTAAAGTACTTAACAGCACAATCGTTGCAAAAGTTCTTACCGTCTATGTGATACATCGCTGATGTACCATAACTTCCGCCACTTTGGCAGCCGCTTGGAAAGCCTTCGCAGCGCAGGCCGCCGGATGCCACGAGTTGAACATGACCGGATGTGGAGTCTCCCGTGACCTGCTCCCCTTAAATGCCCCCGTTTTTGGGTAGAGTCCGTTCCCTAGGGAGACGGACATGCGCAAGAGCAGATTCACGGAAGAGCAGATCATCAAGGTGCTGAAGGAGCACGCTGCTGGATTG